CCTTGAAAAAGGTGCGCTCGAGGCTCAAGTCCGAAGGATTCGGTTTTCTAACGAAAACCCTTCCAGCTCTGGGCAAGGCCTTTGATAAGGCCCTTTCCGATGCTACTCCGCTGTCTATCTCAGGTTTACGCTTAGCGCGCATTCCTGGGACACAACTGCCGAAATTATTCGGTGAGTTGTTCAGTAGAGTACTCGGTCCAGATGGAAAACTCCTTCGGAATCCATGTAAGAACAGCGTTAGAAGTATTAGACAGCTCTGTTTTGTATTTTACAAATATGAGCTGCCTTATTCCGATGAACAAGAACAAACAGTCCTCGATAAGTTCGAAAGAACAGAAGAGGACCTTCGACTCATTGATCGAAAAGCAGACTTCTTATCTGCTCTCTGTCAATCTCGAACCTTTTACCGACGAGAAAACTCGTCAGTGGATTTGGTTCGAACTACGCAACGCGCTCAATCCTCTTTGCAGAGGTTGTTCGCGTCTTTCGACCCACGGGATATTTATCCAAGACACGGCCCAGGCGCTGTTGCTACTAAGCAACAGTACGCTGGGAAGTATCGATGGACTAATATCTCAGGTCAAATCACTCAGTGCTATCCCTTGGAAGCGTACTTCTACGCTTCGTTGGCGCACTTCTGTGATGATCTGCGGGGCATATCTGCCCTTACGGATCAGAGTCTTCCGGCTCGAGTAATACTCGTTCCGAAGGATTCTCGCGGGCCGCGCCTAATATCTTGTGAATCCGTGGATAACCAATGGATTCAGCAAGGATTAGGGCGAGCCATAGTTGAGTTAGTTGAGTCACACTGGCTAACAAGGCACAGTGTGCACTTCACGGATCAGTCGCCTAACCGTATCGGTGCCCTTCACGGGTCCGTTACTGGAAGGTACGTGACCATTGACCTCAATGAGGCTAGTGATCGCGTTGCACTATCCGTTGTTCGCCTACTGTTCCCGCCTCGAATAGTCGAGTACCTGGAAGCGTGTAGGAGTTCGTCGACGGAGCTACCCGACAAGAGAATCTTAAAACTCAGAAAGTTCGCGCCGATGGGGAGCAGTTTATGCTTCCCTATCTTAGCGCTTACGATCTGGGCGATTCTCAACGCCGCCGCTCCGGACGCATATACGCGTGAGCGTATATTAGTGTATGGTGATGACGTCATTGTCCCAACGGCTTACGCCGCAGACGCAATGAACATCCTCGAATCATATGGTTTAAAGATAAACCGTGATAAGAGTTGTACCGGAGGACTCTTCCGTGAGTCCTGTGGCATGGACGCCTTCAATGGCTTCAATGTCACTCCTGTGAAGTTTCACACGACCTGGTCGACATCCCGTTCGCCCGACGCGTTCGTTTCCTGGATCGCTTACGCGAACTCCTTGTACGAACGTGGTTACTACGAGACTTACGATTACATCGTAAGAGGAATCACAGACCTTTACGGTCCAGTTCCTACCAAAGCGCAAGTCGGAGAGACTTGTCCTAGGTTCCTCGAAGCACCGTCACAATCGACTCCGCTAAAGACACGTTGGAATCATGACCTGCAAAGGTCTGAGTACAAAGTCCTAACGGTTGAGTCGACAGAACGGATTGATCCACTTGATGGCTGGTCAGAGCTGCTCCGCTGGTTTGCGGAGCGTGCGAATGACTTGAATCGAGGGCGGCACCCTGAAAAGGATGTTGTTCTCGAAAAATCCCTACCGCGCTGGGACGGAAGTCCTAGCGAGGGATCGGACCATGATAAGTGGGCTCGTCCTGGTGAGCTCTGGGAGGGTTTATACCCTACCAGGCCCCACGACGTCGG